CATAAAATCGCAACAGGTGGACAAGCTGAAATGGTAATCGGAATTGAGGGCGAAGTAATTAATCTACGAGAAAGCACTGCTCAAATGAGCGTAAAACGATTAGCAAGCCTTATAGAGTATGTCCAATCGTGGGCGGTTGATAATGACGTAATTATTAGCGATGGTTGGAGGTACTAAATGAGAGAAGAAATAGCTCTAGCGGTAGTTCTCTTTGTGGTGGTGTTTGTGATTATTTTGTTTATTGAGGGGTCAGATGATGAATGAGAAAGAATTGAAGATTTTGATTATAGCTTATGCCTGTGTAGTTATATGGACAATCTTAATCACTGGCAAATGGTGGTGATATGAATAAAAAACCTAAGGAAACAAAATGCAAAGTTTGCGGTTGTTACTTTGTCAAAACTATCAGCTCAATGCAAAAGGTATGCTCGCCTAAATGTGCGATTATCCTTTCAAAAGAGCAGGCAAGAAAGAAAAAAGAGAAAGAGGAAAAGGCTCAATTAAAAGAGCGGAAGAAAAAACTACTAGAAAACGATAGAGGTCACTGGCTGAAAGCACTTCAAAAAGAAGTGAATAAGTTCATCCGATTAAGAGACAAGGGTCAGCCTTGTATCGCTTGCGGTGCAGTATGGAAACCTAGTTTTCAAGCATCGCACTTCATTCCACAAGGTAGAAGTTCATTTTTAAGGTTTGACGAAAGAAATATTCATTCCGGCTGTATTAGATGCAATCTCTTTGTTGGCGGCGGAAATATTCACGGATATAGACCAAGACTGGTTGAGAAGATTGGCGAGCAGGAAGTTCAGTGGTTAGAAGAAAATCAACATCGAATTAAAAAATGGGAAATATCCGAGCTTAAAGAATTAATCAAGGTTTACAGGGCGAAAATTAAGGAATTGGAATATGAAATGTAAAGTAGATGGTTGCGATAGAGAGGCAGTGTATAAATCTGATTGCGTGTGCCAAAAGCACTATTTTAGATTTATGAGAAACGGAACTTATGATCTTCTTCCAAAACCAACCCGAAAATACAGAAGACACAATGGAAAGGGGTATCAGTTAATTTTTGAACCAAGACATCAATTAGCAATGAGCGATGGATATGTTTATGAGCATAGATTCGTAGTGTATCAGCAGTACGGGGACAATCTTCCAAATTGTTGTTTTTGTGGCTGTGAATTATCTTGGAGTTCTGTCCATATAGACCACATTAACGGGGACATTAAAGATAATAAAATAAGCAACCTTAGACCGATATGTAGAGCCTGTAACGTTATGAGAAGCCACGCCAAAATTCCTAAACACACACATAAGCGACACACAAGAATAACATTCAACGAAGTGACAATGACGGCAGCGGAATGGGCTAGACAGAGTAATGTTAGTGTAGCAGGTGCAACGATTAATAAAAGAATTAGAGATGGCTGGACTATTGAGAGAGCTTTATTTACACCAAGTCTTACTCACCCAAACTCTACCGTTAACGGTTATAAAACTAAATACAAAAATAAATTTGAAGTAAACGCAAATGGCGTTGAATTGGATTAATAGCAAGGCAAAAGTTAAGGAGCTTGAGAATGACTTATAGTGTTGAGCGCATCTTAGAAAAGTGGGGTAACTGCTGGGGTCGTGACAGAATTGGCACAGAATATCCAAGCACAACGATTTCAATCCCTGTGCTGCCAACAGCGAGAAAGACTTATATCAAGTTCTTAACCGATGACGAGTGTCTTAAAATTGAAAAGCAAATAATGAACCTCCACGATGATGATTTATTGCAATATCAAATTCTAATGGCCCTATACATTCAACAAGCAAGTGAGAGAGAGATTTGTAACGCCCTTAATATCTCACCAGCTAAAATGTATAGAGAGCGTGCGCAAGGTATTAGATTTTTAAAAGGCGCTTTCGTTGCCGCTAAAATCAAATTTATGTTCCTAGATTAAACAATATCCGAATGAGTCAAAAATGATTTGTTCGGATTTTTATTTTGAGATACGCATCACAATATTTAAAGTTAATTTATAGTAAAGTTAGCTAATTTATCAAAACAATAAACAGGAGCCAAAAAAATGAAAAAATTATTATTAATCTACTCAATCGCCACAGTCATCACTGGTTGCTCTACTACTTTGCCTGTGTCTTCCTATACTCCACAAAACTACACCCGTTTTGCTGGTTCTGCAGAGATTGATAAGTTCCATTATCAACCGCACGAACAAGGCAAGGTTGCAAGCAACCAGATGCAAAGTACTGCGCTGGGGAAAATTTTTGTTTCTTCTGATGTAGCAGATTTAGCTCAACGAGGAACCGCTTTAGAATTGGAAAAAACAGGTATAACGCTTGGTAACTCTAATGTCAAACTATCTGGGACAGTAAAAGAATTTAAAATGGATGATTTAGGGTATAGCGTTGATTGGACTTATATTATCAATTACACCATAACAGATAAAAGAACTGCAGCGACATTATTAAGTAAAGATTATTCTGCTGATAAGAAAAAGACAGGTAAGTTTGGATTACCAATCGATTATGCGAATGCTGCTAATGATATGATTTTATCTGGATATAATAAATTCATCACAGATCCTGATGTTAGAAAAGTTCTAGAGAAAAAATAATTAATAAAAGTGTTGACAGCTTGCAAGTAAAATTGTAGTATATAGTATAAGTTGCGGTTTTAGCGCATAGCGAACGCAGAATAAGTTTAGAAACAACCCTGATCGGAAACGGTCGGGGTTTTTTTATTATCAAAATTCGGCTCACTGGCACATCGTGGGCTTTTATTGCCCCGCAACAAATGGCGAGGTGGAGTATGAGAAAAATGCTAAAAGACGCAGGAAATCAAAGCGTGTTCTGGTCTGGCTTTGGTGCATTTTGGGCGATGTACACACTGCAAGAGTGGCTCGCTATCTTCGGGCTTTTGATTGGTTTAATCAGTGGTTTAGTCAATATGTACGCAAAGTTTGAAGAGAGCAAGGTTAGACAAAACGAAGAGCGCAGAGCGGACGAGCTTCACAAGTTGAAGATGGAACAATTAAAGCGAGGATTAAGAGATGGTACTGTCGAAGACTAGAGGTGCGTTAGGTGCTTGCTCGGTTCTTGCTGTTGTTGGGATTATGTACGCTAACTTTAGTAATGAGATTAGGTTAAGTAGAGCTGGAGCGGAAATAATCGGTAATGCTGAGGGCTGTATGGCAACCCCATATAAATGTCCTGCTGATGTGTTAACTGTTGGTATTGGCTCAACAGAATACTCTGGGCAAAAGATAGAGCCTAAGAAGAAATACACAAACGAAGAAATTGCCTACCGGTGGAAGAATGACATTAAGCTCGCTGAGTCGTGCGTAGATAAGTATGCCAACGGTAGAGCGCTGCCACAATCTGTGTTTGATGCTATGGTATCTGTCACGTTTAATAATGGATGCGGTAATCTTAAAAACTCCACAATGTTCCGCTTGATGCGAAACGGTAAGTATGTTGATGGATGCAATCAGCTTTCACGCTGGGTTTATGCTGACGGGCGAAAGCTACAAGGCTTAATTAAACGCAGAGAAAAGGAAAGAACGTTATGTTTAGCAGATTTAAAATCTACGCAATCTCATCGGTAGTATTAACAATTTTGGGCTTGTGCGGTTGGATTTGGCACCAATCAAAGAATATAGATGAGCTAAGAGCCGAAAACCAAGTGCAAGCCCAAACTATTAAAAGCCAAGAGCAAGTTAATCAATCACTAAAGAATGCTCTTGAAACAGAACGCCAAGCAGTAGAACAGCAAAGGGTGATTCACGATGAAATCAAACAAGCAAGCCAAGATAAAATTCAAGCGGTTAGAAAGATTATTAAGACACAACCTTGCTATAGCACTCGTATTAACGATGACGCTATTGAGCGGTTGCACTAACAAGGTTACTACAAAGACAGAATACATTTATCCTCCACAGGCTTTCTTGGTGCCTTGTGTGAAAACACCATTTATGGGTAACACATACGGTGAGGCAGTAGAGCATTTAATTACTGTTAAAGCAGAAAGAGATATGTGTGCTAGTCAAATCACAAACATTAACAAGTGGATTGAGAATAGTAAGGCAGGTAAATGATGAAAGTAGGAAGTATTGTAAAACTCCGTAATGGAACATTGTGCGATGTGGTTTATGAAACACAATTCGGTAAATGGTTATTAGTCGAAAAGACTGAAACAGAAGAGCCGCCATTTAGTCACTGGCATAATGCCAACGGTACATTCTATGCTGATGATGAAAGTCAGTTAGATGTAGTAGAAGTGATTAATCTAAACTAAGAAATACAAAAGGATTTCCCTATGTCAGACGTGAAAGAGAAATCCACGTCTAAAGGCGTGGTGAAATTAACCCCTAAGCAAGAAAAGTTTTGTCAGCTTTATATTGAACTCGGTAATGCAAGTGAGGCATACCGTCAGAGTTATGACTGCTCAAAAATGGCATCTAAGACGGTTAATGAAGTTGCTGCAAGAATGCTGACTAACTGCAAGATTGCCGCAAGGGTGGAAGAATTACAACGGGAACACAGACAACGTCATAACATTACAGTCGATAAGATTATCGCAGACCTGCAAGAGGTTCGTGATATTTGTATGGGGCGTAAATCTGTCGTCACGACAGAGGTTATCAAAAACGCTCAAGAGGGCGATGTTAAAGCAGTGGATAATCCTGTCTTTGTGTTTGAGCCGACAAGTGCAAACAAAGCCTTAGAGTTACTAGGCAAACACTTGGGAATGTTCAAAGATAAATTAGATGTAACCACTGGCGATAAGCCATTGCCGACAGTAATCAATGTGACATTTAGCGATGAGCCTTAATATTAAATTTCCGAAGAAGTTTAGACCGCTTTTTGAAGATATATGGCGTTTCATTATCTTCTACGGTGGTCGTGGTTCTGGTAAGAGTTTCAATATAGCAAGAGCGTTAATTATTAGAGCTTATCACAATCCGACACGAGTGCTTTGTTGTCGTGAAATTCAAAAATCCATATCTGATTCTGTTATTCAGATGTTGATTGATCAGATAGAGAGTTTAGAGCTGCAAAACTTCTTCGAGGTGCAGAAAACTCAAATCATCGGTCAAAATGGTTCAAGATTTACATTCGCAGGGTTAAAAACCAATATCACCTCAATCAAATCAATGACAGGTATTGATGTTGTTTGGGTGGAAGAGGGCGAAAACGTATCAAAAGAAAGCTGGGATGTATTAATTCCGACTATTCGAGAAGATAAGTCACAGATTATTGTGAGTTTCAACCCTAAAAACATTTTAGATGACACCTATCAACGATTTGTGATTAATCCGCCAGAAAGATGCTCCTCTGTGTTGGTTAATTGGCAAGATAACCCGTATTTTCCGAAAGAGCTAATGGAAGATATGGAGCAGATGCGAGAACGTGACTACGAGCTTTACAGACACGTTTATGAGGGTGAGCCAGTAGCTGATTCAGATATGGCGATTATTAAGCCTGTATGGATTGATGCGGCAGTAGATGCTCATATTAAACTCGGGTTTACTGGAAAAGGATTGAAGAAAGTCGGCTTTGACGTTGCGGATGAGGGCGTTGATAGTAACGCTAACGCATTTACACACGGTTCAGTCGTTCTTGATGTTGATGTTTGGAAAAATGGCGATGTCATTGATTCCGCCAATAGAACAAATCAAAGTGCGGTTAATTTCGGTGCTGATTTGATTATCTTCGATAGTATCGGGGTTGGTGCTGGTGTAAAAGCCTACTTCAAACGCCTACCTAAAACTATTCAAGTTGAGGGATTTAATGCTGGTGGTTCAGTGGCTTATCCAGAGCGTGAATATATCAAAGGTAAAAAGAACCAAGATATGTTCTCGAATATCAAGGCTCAATCTTGGTGGTCATTGCGTGATAGATTTTATAAAACATATCGAGCAATCAAGCACGGTGATGTTTATCCTGATGATGAATTAATAAGCCTATCAAGCAATATCAAAGAGCTTGAATATCTCAAGGCTGAATTATCTCGCCCTAGAGTTGATTACGATAACAATGGAAGAGTTAAGGTTGAAAGCAAAAGGGATATGCGAAAACGTGGCATACCGTCACCAAACATGGCTGATGCGTTAGTGATGTGTTACGCACCAACAAAACCAAAATCATTATTGGATTTATAGATATGAAATTTTTTGACGGAATAGCATCGTTAGCGTTAAAGCTTGGATTAAAGCAAGAACAGACTAATTATGTTGCTAGTTCAATGCTGACTGAGAAACGTGACGAATTAGAAGCCTTATGGCGAGAGAACTGGATTGCAAATAAAATTTGTATCAAACGCCCAGAAGATATGACGAGAGCGTGGCGTGATGTGTTCTCTAACGACCTTGATTCGGAGCAGTTAGATGCTTTCACCAAATACGAGCGAAGAATTAAACTTCGTGAAACACTAACTAAGGCTTTGCAGTGGTCAAGCCTTTACGGTTCGATTGGTTTATTGATTGTTACCGATGCAACAAACTTAAATACGCCATTAAGACCGACTGAAAAGCTAAAACGATTAATTATATTGCCCAAGTGGAAGATTAGCGTAACAGGCGAAAGAGAGACTGATTTAACCAATTCTAATTTTGGCAAATACAAAGCCTATTCAATTAGTAGTGATAAAGAGCCATTAATCGTTCATCATTCAAGATTACTGATTATGAACGCTAATGATACTCCGCTATCTGATAATAGCATTTGGGGCATTTCAGACTTAGAGAAGATTATTGATGCCTTAAAACGCTTTGATATTGCTTCCGCTAACGTTGGCGACCTTATTTTTGAAAGCAAGATTGACATTTTCAAAATTGATGGGTTGACCGACAAGATTTCGAGTGGCTTTGAGAATGAAGTGGCAAACGTAATCGGTGCGGTACAAGCAATCAAATCATCGACTAACAGCTTATTACTAGATAAAGAAAACGAGTACGACCGCAAAGAACTCTCGTTTGGCGGATTAAAAGACCTTATCACAGAGTTCCGTAATGCGGTAGCTGGTGCGGCAGATATGCCAGTTACAATCTTATTTGGACAGTCGGTTTCTGGTTTGGCAAGCGGTGATGAGGACATTCAAAACTATCACGAGTCAATCCATAGATTGCAAGAGGCGAGATTAAGACCTGCTTTAGAGGTAATCGACACTCTAATTTGTAATGAACTATTTGGCGGCGTTCCTGATGATTGGTGGTTTGAATTCTTGCCTTTAACTGTGGTTAAGCAAGAACAGCAAATCAACATGCTAAACACATTCGCAACCGCAACAAATACGCTAATTCAGAATGGTATCGTAACAGAACAACAAGTGGCGAACGAACTACGAGAAAGTGGACTGTTTGCCAATATCTCGGCTGATGACATTGAGGATATGAATAATGCTGATGAACTTGCCGGAGATTTTGAAGAGCCAAAAGACGAAAGCGAGAAAATTCAAAACGCTGAAAGTGAGCAAGAGAACGGAGCTTTGGTATAGAACCGAACTTAAGCGACAAGTCAAAGAAATGACTGATACAGTTGAAAGAGCCTTAGAGAAATCTAACGGCTCTTTTTTTATTGACGATTCCAGTGGTTTTCTTGCGGTTGGCGTTAAAACTCTACTTAAAGTATTGGATCGGTTTGAAAAGAAAGACCTCTCAGCAGATGATGAAAAAATAGCACAGGGCTTTGTTAATCGAGGAAATATCCAAAACCAGCAAGAAGTATCAAAGAACTTAAAAAATCAGACTGGGATTGATTTGAGTGCATATTTAGGCAACAGCCCACGCATATCTGAGAAAGTTAATGCGATGACAACCGCCAATGTTCAACTAATCAAGTCTATTCGCTCCCAATACCTTGATAAGGTGCAAAATGCAGTCACGCAAGCGGTAGTGAATGGAACACTAAATAAAGACTTAGTGCAACAGATTAAAGATATAGGTAAAACGACCGAGAAAAGAGCGATATTTATTGCTCGTGACCAATCTTCAAAACTTAATGCAGCCTTAACGCAAGCAAGACATGAAGATGTAGGAATTACAAAATACATGTGGTCAACATCGGGTGATGAGCGAGTTCGTGAAAGCCACGCAGAAAAAGACGGTCAAGTGTTTGAATACGCTAATCCGCCAGTAGATACAGGAAACCCCGGACACGATTACAACTGCCGATGTGTGGCTATTCCTTACCTTGGCGATATTCTTGGAAAGAAATAATTGAGGTGTAAATGAAGTTTACAGACAGTACAACACAAGCAAAAACGCAGCGGATTATTACCAAAGACGGTTTTTTGGTTGTTCCTGCGACAATCTCAAAGGTCGGTGTTTTTGATTATCTAGCCTCTGAATTAGGACTGAAAGAGGACGGAATTAAAAAGGTCGCACGAACAGAAAAATCACTGTTTAGCGATGAAACCATTGAGAGTTTTGAAAACTCAACGCTAACAATCGGACACCCAGAGCAAGGCGTAAATGCTAAGAACTGGAAAGACCTGTCCGTTGGCGTTGTGAGAAACGTTAAGCGAGTTGGTGATGAACTAACAGCAGAAGCTTGGATTTATGATGAACAAGCCATTAAAACCGTACAAGAACACGGTGTAGAACAGCTATCTTGCGGATATGACTGCAATATTATCCCGTCAAGTGTTAGCGATGCAGATTTTGAGATGTCTCCGATGATCGGAAACCACGTAGCGATTGTGGCAAAGGGTCGCTGCGGTGGAACTGTAAAACTTGCCGATGAGGAAAAGACCGTTATGGGAAAAACCGCTAAATTCCTCGATGCGTTTTTAGGTGCATTCGGCATCAAATTGTCCGATGAACAGAAAAAACAAATCGAAGAAGATGAAGAAACCGGTAAAGAGGGCGAAAAAGCTCCAAAAGCTGAAAAACCAACTGAGCCAAAAGAAAAACAATCTGAACCCGAAGATAAAAAGGATGAAGAAGTGAACAAAGAAGAGTTTGAAAAACAACTTAAAGCCAAAGATGCAGAAATTCAAGCATTGAAAGATGCACAGGCTAAACGTGATGCAGAATTAGCTCAAGCAGCAATGTTAGCTGATGCGCAATCTGTATTTAAAGACGTGAAATTCGCAGATAAAGCAAGCGTTCGTGAAATCCAAGAGAGCGTTATCGTTGCTCAAGGTATCTTTGATAAAGATGCGGCAGCTAAATTATCTGATGCTGAAATTTCTGGAGCGTATCAAGTGGCCAAAGCAGTGACTGCTAAATTAGCCGATGAACGCAAATCTTTAGGAAATATCTTATTAGGTGATGCGAAAGCTGAAACCGCACCTAAATTAGACTTCAACAAAACTTACAATCAATAGGGGTAATAAATAATGGGTTACGCTTACGAACAAGCTCTAGCAAAAGCTGGTGAATTAGGCAAAGGCAACTTTGCGAGTGCAAAAACAAGTGCGGAAAAAGTAACTGGCAAAGTAAAAGCTGGTGATTTTGTAGCATTAAATCCAGATGGTGGCGTGAAAGCGTTAGCAGCTAAAACTGATGTATTGGCTGGCGTAGTATTCGCAAGCACTATCCGTGATGAATGGAACGAGGGTGAATTGTGCGATGTAATGCACATTGCAGCCGGTGATGCAGTGTGGGTAAATGTTGCAACTGGTAAAACTGTTACACGTGGTAAAAAAGTCTATGTATTAACCGCTGGCGGTGATGGCAAAGTTGGTGCAATTCAAGGCGAAACAGAAGCAAGCGCAATCGAAACACCATACACCGTGATTGATGTTAAAGGTCAATTAGCGTTAATTTCTAAATTATAAGGGGCTAAATAGATGTCTTTATTAACTTATGTACAAAACGGTTTAACTGCGGTAAGCAAAGAAATCGCAGAGACTAAATATCCTGAAATTGTATTTCCACAATTCGTTTTCGTTGATCAGCAAACAGCAGTCGGTATTACTGAAAAACTTCACTATGGCGCAGACGAACACGGTTCTTTAGATGACGGTTTGATCACTACTGGCACTAGCACTTTAGACCAAGTGGAAGTTGGCTTTACACCTAAACGCTCTTACATTGTGCCATGGGCTAAATCTGTTACATGGACTAAACCAGAGTTAGAGCAAGGTCAATTATTAGGCTTAAAACTTGACACAGCCAAAATCATGGCGTTGAACAAAAACGCTCAACAAACTCTACAAAAAGTTGCGTTCTTAGGTCATGCTAAAGACGGTCGCTTAACTGGTTTATTAAACTCTAAAGACGTTACGGTTCACACCTTAAAAGGTGCAGCAAAAAACACTAAAGTTCAAGAAATGGACTTCGATAAAGCAGTGGCTTTCTTCAAAGAAATGTTCTTAGCTGGTTTAGAGCGTACAAAACGCATTGAAGCACCAAATACTTTCGCTATTGATGCGTTAGACTTAGCTCACCTTGCTTTAACTCAACGAGCTAACACTGACACCACTGCGTTAGAGTTCTTAACTAAGAGCTTATCTGCTGCAGCTGGTCGTGAAGTGGCTATTAAAGCGTTACCGTCTAACTTCGGTTCTCGAGTAACCGAGGGTAAAAACCGTGCGATTGTTTACGTGAACAGCAAAGAACACGTGATTTTCGATGTGCCGATGACTCCGACTGTGTTAGAAGCAAAAGAAAAAGGTTTATTAGCTTACGAGTCTGGCTTACGCATGGCATTCGGTGGCGTCACCTTTATTGAGCCTGAATCTGCTCTCTATGTAGATTACTAGGAGGAATAAATGCCAACAATAGACGATTTTCGTGAACGTTATCCAGAATTTAAAGAGGTCGATGGTTTCCGCATTGACCTTTTTTTATTGGATGCACAGCAAGAAATCAGCCAAGCACGATGGGGGCGACTTTTCGAGCGTGGAGTGTTGGCATTGGCTGCTCATTTGCTCCGTCTTTCTCTTTGGGCGACAGAGGGTAACGGTGGAGCAAATCGCAATGTGGCGAGCGAGTCGGCAGGGGAGCTTTCTGTTGGCTATGCTGCACCGACAATCACTGGTACAGATGCAGACTATCAATTAACTGCATACGGTCAAGAATACTTACGATTGCGTAAACTCGTTGGGATAGGTGTGATGGTGGCTTAATGACTGTTCAAGTTACAGGTAATCTTGCGAAAATCAAACAGCTTATCGAGCAACTAAAGGCAAGTGGCGAAAAGGCTGTGTATGTTGGTTTTCCTGCTGAGTTTAATGAGGGAGTAGATGGTTCAGATAATTTTAATCTAGCCTCTCTAGCGGCTGTGTTGGAGTTCGGAAATGAACGGATTCCATCTCGCCCATTTCTTCGTCAAACACTGGCGGAAAATCAAGAGAAGTACACGGCGTTATTTGTAAAACTGTTTGAAAGCGGTGTTTTAATAGGTCAAATCTATGAACAAATCGCTTTAATTGCTCAAGGTGATGTGCAGCAGAATATTGTTAATGGGAAATGGACTGCAAACGCACCAAGCACAATTAAACGCAAGAAATCAAGCAAGCCGCTGATTGACACAGGTAAACTGCGGCAATCTGTAAAAGGTATCGTCAAATGAGCTTAATTAATCAATATCCTCGCTTTTTGAATAGCAAATTCAGCCAGAAAGTAGTCGTAAAACATCTACAAGGCGAACATTCAGCTATTGACTATAAGGCGGAGTACATTGAAGAAAAAATCACTGCAATAGTGATGCCAACATCGCCTAACGATGTTCAATTCTTGCCGGAGGGTGAGCGGTTTCTGCCAAGCATTAAAATCTACACTGTTAAGCCTTTAAAGATAGGTGATTTAGTAGATTATCTTGGTGAAACTTACAAAATCAAAACAGTGGGTAATTGGAAAGACTATGGATACTACAACAATATCGGCATTCGACATAGCCAAACTGCGAAAGTGGATTCAAGAGGCTTTGAAGTTACCTAAAGAGGCTGTAATCGGTGGCTGGTTGCCAGAAAATCCCCTGCCTGCATTTATTACGATGGATGTATTAAACACCAACGAAATCGGGCAGGCGACACGAGAATTTGACGGTAAACGAGAGCGTATTAGACAGTCAATGCGAAGCACTGTTAGTGTTTCTTGTTTCGGTAAAAATTCACTCGCTCAAAGCTACAAATTAAAAGCTATTTTCCAGAGTTCAGCGTTTCTTTCCTTTCTTAAATCAAACCATTGGGGTGTTATCCGTTTTTCTGATGTTCGCAACCTAACCGCTACGGTTGGGGCGGATTATGAAGAACGTGGACAATTTGATGTGATTTTCAGTCATCATCACATTGTAGATACTCCGTTAGATCCGATTGAGAGAGTTGAGCAACGGACGAATAATAAATCACAAGATATAGGAGCATAAGCCAAATGGCATTATCAATCTCTAATATTGTAAACGTGCAACTAAATACAGTTCCGAAGTCTGCGGCTCGCAAATCTTTCGGTATCGTTGCATTATTTACACCAGAAGCAGGGCAAGCATTTAACAATGCTACTACACGCTACGTATATGTAGATAGTCAAAAAGATGTGGAAGTTCTCTTTGGTACAAATTCAGAAACAGCAAAAGCGGCTCAACCGTTCTTTGCTCAAAGTCCACGTGCGAAACAGTTAATTATTGCACGCTGGCAAAAAGAACAGGTAACAATCAACGCAACAAGTAATGCACTTAGAGGTGCTACACTGTCTGATGGTTTGAGTTCATTTAAGGCTGTAACAAATGGTAAGTTTGCTATTACGGTCGGGTCAGAAATTAAAAAGTTAGAGGGTTTGAACTTCTCGAAATTAGCTGACTTTTCCGCCATTGCTAACGCTATTCAAACAAAATTAACACAGCTTTCTGTTGCTGCCAGTGTTACATACGATGAAGTTGGAAATCGTTTCATTATCACCTCAAATACATCTGGCGTAAGTAAGGATACAGAAATTTTCTACGCTATCAATGAGGCTGGTAATGGTGATTACATTGGTGGATTACTAAAACTTGAGGACGGCCAAGCCACACGAGTTATTGGTAAGGCTCAAACTCAAGTTAAAGCTGAGAAAGTAGAAGAAGCTCTATTTAATGTTGCAGAAGTTGAAAACAGCTGGTACGGGTTCACATTTGCCGCTCAATTAACAGATGAGCAAATCGAATCAGCGGCTAAATACGCTCAAGCTAATGATAAGTTGTTTGGTGTTAGCGTTATCAAGCCAGAGCAAATTGAATGGGAAAGCACAAATGTTTTCAAAAAATTATATGACGCTAAATTAGATCACACTCTTGCAGTGTTTGATAAAATTGATATGTATCCTGCGTCATCTGCTTTATCTCGCTTATTGTCTGTAAACTTTGCAGCTAATAACTCAACGCTTACACTTAAGTTTAAACAACAACCAACAATCACAGCGGACGAAATCACTGCGACAGAATTCGCAAAAGCTAAACGCTTAGGTATTAACGTTTACACTTACTTCGATGATGCAGCAATGCTTGCGGAAGGTACGGTAATCGGCGGTAAATTTGCTGATGAAATCGTCATCCTTGACTGGTTCAAAGATGCGGTGCAGAAAGAAGTGTTTGCTCGTTTGTATAAATCACCGACCAAAATCCCATTAACTGATAAAGGTCAAGCGATTTTAATCTCTGCGGTTGAAAAAGTTTGCTTGGAGGGTATCAATAACGGTGCTTTCGCTGCTGGCAAATGGACTGGTGATGGTTTTGGTAACTTGAAAACTGGCGACTACCTAGAGAAAGGTTATTACATTTGGGCAGCTCCAATGGATACGCTTTCAGATAGCGACCGTGAGCAGCGTAGAGCAACGCCAATTCAAACGGCTGTTAAATTAGCTGGCGCAATCCATTCAAGCGATGTGATTGTGAACTACAACCGATAATTAATATGGCTGGATATTCCAGCCTTTTCTTTTAAGAGGACAAAACAATGGCAATTTTCGATCCAAAACAGGTCGTGGTTTTACTTGATGGCAAAGAAATTTCTGATTGGGCAGATGGCTCAGATGTTATTAGTGCAGTAAACCAAGTTGACGCAGGTCAATTAGTTATTGGCGCAAATGGTACAGGTGTTTACATCGCTAACCCAGATAATTCTGGCAAGCTAACACTCAAGATTAAGCAACATTCTGCTGACAACGCTCATCTTTCAAAATTATTCAATCAGCAAAAATCAAGCATTAAAACATTCTTACCTATCACTTTATCAATCCGTGATTTGATTAATGATGATGTTGTACCTGCGACAAAAGGCTATTTCACAACCCCGGCGCAATATGTTCGT